ATACTTTAAATCAGGTTGACCTTCTTCTATACCCTCCCTAAGGTTATTAAGATTTCTTCTTATAATCTTTTTAAGACTCATATTACTTGTTCAATTTTTCAATTAGTCTTTCTAACTGAGATTCAGTAACAATAATATTCTGAGGTTTTTCAGAATAAGTTTTTACACCGTTGTCTTTAACTTCGAGTGCTTCTCTAAGAACTTTCTTTTTAAATTCCATATTTTTATTTTTATTAAACGTTTAATTAAAAGTAATAAATGGGGGACACCGAAGTATCCCCCATTATATAATTATCAGATATCCTCAAAAGATGCTCCAGTTGGAGTAATTAAGAATTCAATATCTATGAATTCTAACGCTCTTGTTGGTTTTAGATAAATTTTACCGACTAATTGGTTCTTATCTAAGTCTTCAGGTGTGTTCTGAACCACAACTCTAAAGTCAATCAAACCTCTATCTCTTCTGATAGAATCTAAGATTGGGTTTACTGAATCTAAGAACTCCTGTCTTACGATATCATCGTTTTGTTCAAACAACAGTCTAACTGCAACGGCCGAAATTAACTTACGAGCTTGTAATAACAATCTTCTAACATTCAATCTATCAAGAGCAGACTCTCTAACCTGTAGAGTTTTGTTACCCCAAATTACCGTACCAACATCAGAGAATGTTGCGATTGGGTTAATTCTACCCTTATATAAGATATCTCTATCGTCTTGTGTTAACTTCTTACGTGCCTTAATACTATTAACCAAACCTCTTGTATAACCCGCAGATGCAAACCAAGGGAATGCGATATTATCAGTCAACGCCAAGTTTCTGACTACTTCACCTGTTGGAGGTAAATAGATTTGAGTGTTGTTAACTGAATCTCTTGTTAAAATCCAAGGGTAATAAGTTGCTGTGTAGTTTGAGTCGATTCCTGTTTCATCTAAATTATCTATAACTTCCTCAGGGTAAATAAAGTCTGTAGTGTAATTTGATGTAGTTGGTACGAACATATTGTAGTCAGGTGTTGTACAAATATAAACTGAGTCCGCTCTATCTGTTTCAACCAACTCTATAGCTGATTCTACCAAGTTTGAATTGTTGACATAGTCAATACCTGGTGTTGTGAATATATTAATGTTAACAGATTCAGGGTTTACAAATGTATATTGACCCCATAGATATGCGTAATAATCCGTGTTTGCCCAATTTTGTTTATCAGGTCCTACGATTGGTTTAAACGCTCCCCATCCTGACGCTTCAGGATATGTTATACTACCAGACGCCGCTCCTTTTAAATAACCTGTATTACCTAAAGTATATCTATCAGCGTTTGTTCTATACTCTCTATAAATGTCCCATCCATCAAAACCACCTGTAGGTATTAATGTGAACTTTCTTGAGTTTAACTTATAGTATGGGTCAGTTTCACTTGATGGGTCTTTTCTAAATGATGTTACACCGACTTCAAATGCACTTTCACCTGACGTTGTATATCCTGCAGGTATTGTAACTACAGTCGCTCCTGAGTCCATGTGGAAACCTTTTGTTAATACAGACCAAGAAGCTGATTCAGTTGCGTCTTTAAAGTTAGTTGGATTTTGTCTTCCTTTGTATGACGCGAAGTCAGCATCAATACCAACAGTATTTGATACCCCTAAGTAAGTTTTTCTTACATTATCACCCGCACTTCTTGTAACATTATTACCAACAGAAGAACCGAATGGAGGGTCAAATAAAATTTCACCTGCCGTGTCATACTTTGTCTTATAAATTAGATGAGGTGATTTAAAGTTTGAATACTGTCTTGTTTGATATCCTCTAAATCCACATGGTAATGCGTCCGAAGGAGCATCCTCATTCATTTCCAACATAATGTATCTTGACTTCAATTCAAACTCACCGTTTGATGTACCAACCTTTTTAGCTACAAATGAGTTTTGATTTATATCCAAAGTACAATTAGTGAATTTTTCTAAAACAACAGGATTTGCATCAGTGTCATTAAAACTTCTAACAATGATATCAAACGAACCATTATTAAAAGAAATATTAGTTATTGATATTTTAACTTCTCTGTTTGCGTTATTACCATCAGAAATTAGTATGAATCTAAATAGGTCATAAACTTGATTACCTCTTAGTTCTGAAACTAAGAAAGGTGTTGACGGAGTTTGGAATCTCTCTAAGTACCAACCGATACCTGTATTATCAGTGTCTTGTCTTGCACTGTTTAATCTAACTAAATCAGAATTTAATCCTCTAATCTTACCTTCTCTATAACCTGTATTAAGAAGATTAAAGTAATTCTCTTCAACAAATAAAGGAACTTCCGCTTTTGGTTTTGCAAAATTAGTTTGACCAAATACCTTTGTGATAAAATTAGTGTCACTTATGTCAAACGAAGTTCTAAAAGTAAATACATCACTATCTTTTGTAGTACCTGTGATTTGGAATCCACTAAACGGATTTACCGTAGCTCCTGAGTAAGCTCCTGTCATGTTTAAATTGACATCAGTCAAACCTGATACTTCATAAACAGGACCGTCATCTGTTGAATAGGTAGCCAATCCTCTTGAACGTAATGTCGATATAACCATATTATGGTAATCAGAAATAGGTTCTGCGTCATAATTAGTGAAGTATACTGTCGCGGTACCTGCGTATACGTCATCCACTGCGTTAAATATATTTGTTGTAATAGCACCAAACGAAACACCGTCATAAGAAGGTGAATTATAGTGGAATAAAGAATAATACCATGAATCGTTTTCAGGTGCCTCGAAATCCGCATCGGACTCAGTTAAACCACTTACACCTAATACGTTGGTTGCTCCTGTAAAGTTTCCTGAAGCCGAAGTTAAAGAATTATAAGTAGTACTTGAAAGAGTACCAAAAACAAATGCTGTTTGTCCTGGAGTTGAGTTATTTAATATATCATCATATAATAAAACCTCTAAGTCAGACTTTAATGTACTCGAACCACCCGCAAATGTGGTGTAAGGGGTTTCAAAGTAATCTTCAATATTACTAGGTAGGTTACTGTAATCTGTTATTACTACTGAACTACTGTCTCCACTAATACCTGAAAATGAAATAGTAACAGGTCCACCTAAAGAAGATGCGGTTACGCCGCTCTTTTCAACATTACCAACAGCGGTAATTGACCAAGAAGGTCCAGCGTCATAACCAGATAATCCCAACACTCTTGTTACGAATAATTGATTTGATTGTTGTAAATATGATTTAGCTATATAAGCTGTTTCATACTTAGGAATTTGTGTGTTTATAAATTTAGTCGGGTTGGTGTCTCCGAAATACGCTCTGAACTCATCATAATTTGTTAGAAATATTGGTTCGAAAGCCGGACCCGAAAGTGTTTCACCTACTATACCTAAGGTTGTTACACCTACGCTTTGTGCTACAAAACTTAAATCTCTTTCAGATGTATATACACCTGGAGATACGAATACTTTGTCTGATGCCATTTTTTACAGTTTTCTTTTTAATTTATTTTATACATAAATATTAAGAAAAAAGTGAAAGTGCCTTTACTTAGAACACATATTTATTAAATGGTGAGAAAAAATTCATACTTTTTTCTTACTTTTTAAAATTACTCTTACTACTATGAAAATTAAAAATTTAAAAATATCTGAGGAATCACATAGATTGTTAAAAACATATTGTGAAAATAAAGGACTAAAAATGTACAAATTTGTAGAGCAACTAATTTACGAAAATTGTAAAGAAGATATCGACATATATGGTGAATAACTTTAAAGTAGAGTACAAGTTGTTTTTAAAGTAGATGTTTTAGTAACGTCTTCTTTTTCTACAGTTATTTTTAAAGTGTCATTTGTGTTCACCTGAATTTTTGGGATGTCGTCACCAACGTAGTTTTCATTTATAAAAACGGAGTAAGAATCAATGTTATCATTACCACTAACATTTATATCTATAGTGTAATTATATTTTTCAGATAACTCAGTCACCCCCTCCTTAAATAAAATGTTCAAGTCAAAATTTTCAGGATTTGACGGTTCTTTTTTTGCTCTTCTAGATTTGACACTAGTATCGACTTCATACATAGTTAACGCCCTTGTAATTGCGGGAATAACTTCAAACTCTTTTTCGTCAATTAAAAAACCCATCATTAAAAACTCATAGTTTTGGATATAGTATTTTCTTTTTTCAATATCTAAAACAGATTCATCAGAAACATTGTTTAATACGATTGGAACATAATGACCTTTAACAAAAGTATATGATTGACGAGACGAAAACTTTTGAAGAACGAGTTTATTAAACTCATTTAAATGTCTCATTTTTGTACAAAAAATCTTAATATTATAAGTTATATCAACAGGAACTGGTTGAGGAATTTTATAAATGTCCATACCTTTTCTTTGTCCGTCCCACGTTGGAACTTTTGCGTAATAGAATTGTTTTCTATTTGGTATTGTATATTGTAACGATGGATTACTACCATATTTAACATCAGGTTGTCTCACAGTCGCAATAAAGGGTGGTTTAATA